CTTTTATTAAAAGTTTTTGGAGCACCTGTCGCTGAATCACCCAAAAGATCAGCACCTGTAGACGGATTATAAACATCACTTGGTTCACCACTTGGATTATACATATATCCACCACCTTCTTTAAATCCTTGAGGTTTTTCATCATCTTCCATTTCAATATCATTTATATCAAAAGGTATATCATCAGGTAATACTGCTTCTTCTGAATTACCCATTTGACCCATTGCTTCCATTTTAGCTAATCCTTCTTTAGCTTTCTGTCTCATAGCCATTAACTTTTCTAGTCCTATAAATCGAACAACATCAGCTGGAAATACAAACTCTCCTTCACTAAGCATTGCAGGTATGTCATCTCTAACCTCTTCTTGTGTTGAACCTGATGGTACTTCATTTCCTGAAACAGGGTCTACTGTTCCACCCTCATCTTGAAGACCACCTTCAGCAAAGTTTTTTGCTATATAACCACCTTTTGCTTTTGCTTTAAGTTGCCGACCTAATAATACTGAAGTTGCTTCTAATAAATCATATATTTCGTTATCACTTAATTGGCGAACAAAATCTGCATTGGCTGACCAACCCGGAGCAGTTTCTCTTATCATATCTCCTAACTGACTTTTACTGGGAAGTATTTCTCCTAGTAAGGCAGTTGAAGAAACTAAAGCACCACCCTTTAATTTTAATTTTTTCATTTCATTTTTCATAATACCACCTTTATTAAAACTTTTAATCTTATTTATATGTTCAGGAAAAACCATAATTTGCATTGATCCGTCTTTAAAATCCTCAAAAATAACGGAATCATATTCATCTTCTTTTATTTTTTGTATATTTTTTTTTAATTTTATTTTATCCCTTTTTGCTTGTGCTAATAACTTTTTATCAGAACCTGTATAATGTTTTACAATATAAGGTTTTTCTAAATTAGATAAATCAAATCGTGATATACTTTGCCCAGCAGATATAGGATTTCCATAAATATCTTCACCCTTTAAAAGACTAGCACTTGTAGCAATTTCACCATCTTTTGTTTTTAATAAAAAAGCTGGTTTTGTAGTAGGATTTGTTTGTTTATTATATTTTACATTTTCGCCTGATAAAATTCTTCGTCTTGACATGGCATCGTTTTCAAGAAAACTCTGACCTTTAATACCACGCATATTTGCATATTCTGCTGCTTTTTTAGGATTTAGTGTAAAATAAAAACCCTCATCAAGAAGTTGGTCAGTTTTAGATATAAAATCTCTATCAAAAAATGGCTCACCCTTTTTTCTTGATGATGCTGTTCCATGATAACCTGTTAAACCTGTACTATCCTTCTGTTTTGGTATACTCTTTTTTACATCTTCTGGTAGTCTATCAAAGATAACACGTAAAGGTGATTTAGTTTTTACAATAGGCTTTTTATTTTTTTGCTTACTTAACCTTTCACCTGATATAGCTGAAAATACTTGTGTATCACCTGTAAAAGCATATTGCGTGTCAGTGTATTTTTGACCTGCTTCTTGCATCTGTTTTCTAAAATTTTCTTTGCCTAAAGTTTTAAATAAATTATCTTTTCCAGTAGCATTAGCATCAAATCCAAAATTACCAACTATAACCTCATTTTTTCCTAATCTATCTGCTGCTTTATCAAAAGCCATAACTCCATCAACCCCTGCTTTTTTAGCATCTATAACTTTTTCAGCCATAATATAAACAGGAATTACACTACCTCTATCTGAAGCAGAAGCGTATGTAGAAGCCAAAAAAGGATTTGTTGTTGTAAAATTACCTTTACCTATTCTTTCTGCTCCTGAAAATTTATCAATTAATTTTCCGGGCTGCCCTTTATCAACATATGCTGTTTTACGATATAGAGTATCTTTTTCACCTAACTTAGGTGGCACATAAGTATAGCCTGAATCACCATAATAAAGAATAAGAGGTTTTCCGTCTTTATCTTTTAATATATTTTTAGGAACACCATTAGCATCTAATTCAGATTTATTAAATTGTTTACTTATCTTTTGTAAAGCAGGATTTGATTTTACAGGTATTTTTTCTAATGCTTCAGACGTTTGAATTATATTGTTATGTTTAGTCTGTATTTCACTTTTTAATATTTTAGAATCCACTTTAGGTATATCGGCACTTATACCTTCAGGTGTAACAGCTTGTGGTGTCAGGGCATCAGACATTTGACTTGCCACATTTTTTATTTTAGATTTAAGTGGATCAGTAACTTTTTTAGCATAAGGAAGCACATCGGCTGCTACTAATACACCAAGTCCTGCTCCAAGACCCATTTTTATTAAATCACTTTCACTTTTGCCTTGTTTTAATAAAGTGTATGCTTGTTGGGCAACTTCAGGCATTTCTTTAATGGCTATACCTGTACCTATAACTGGAAGAAAAGATGCAGGAATATATAAATCTTTTGCTAATTCTTTTAGTGTAGGTTTGTAAGGTGTTTGTCCTACATTTTCTTTTATTTCTTCTACTGTCTTATATTTTAATTCTGGATTCTTTCCAAATAAATCAGCAGATTGTTCTTGCAGACTAGCCATTCTTATTTACTTCATCCCTTAGTAATTTTAATCGTCTTAATGCAGCAATAATCCCTTGTGATCTATGTAAAGCAACGACATCCTGTGTTTGTTCCATAACTGTATGCTGTTGTGAAATAGCATACTCTAAATAATTATTGAATGCTTGCAGGAGTTGGTGGTTGTTCACTAGGGGCTTGAGGTGACTGAGCACCTGCTTGTGGTTGTTGCTGTGGTTGTTGTTGTCCAATGTTCTGTGGTCCTCCTGTAAATCCTTGTTCACCCGGAACTGGCACTTGTCCTGTTCCTACTGTTCCCCCACCCGCACCTGTTGGATCATTGGGATTTGCTCCTGCTGGTGGCTGTTGTTGTTCTTGCTGTCCTGTAAATCCTTTTAATATTTCAGCTTGTAATGCTGCTTCATCCATATTATTAGTTACTTTATCTGGATCAAGGTCCATTGCTTTGGCAATTTCACGAATAATATAATTAAATTTAGCAAAAGGAGCAAGAACAGGGTTACTTGCTGTCTGAAGAAAAGCTGTTAGACGTTGACTTCGTACCTCATTAGCCATCAAGCTTTCAGTACCTCGTGCCTTAACTTCTAAATCACCTTTAATATCAGGGTCATAATCAAATTGCATATTAAATCTAAATAAACCTTCTCCTAAAGGTCTAAGTAAATAATCGTCTACATTTTTAATAACAGTTTTAATACTGCCACTTGCTGCGTTCATTAGCATAGATATACCACTTGCAGTTCTACCTACACCTGATACACCTGTTTGTCCATGTGCAAACGATGGCAATCCTGTTGATTCATCAGCAAGTTGTCTTGCCTTATCAAATAACTGTAAATTTTCATTTGAGACATTGGGGAATTTTGTGCCAAAGATAGCTTGACCCGGAGCACCACCTTGTCTTCTAAATATTTTTCCGGGATACACAGATAAGTCTTGCCCCGGAACTAGATTTGTTTCATCGACTTCTATAAGTAGGTTTCCTGACAATACAGCATTATCAACAGACATTCTCATAAACCCATTCATAAGAGTTTGTGTATCATCCATATTCTCTGCTAATCCTACACCAAAAAATGAATAAGGATTAAGTTCGTAGGGTACAGCCATATAGGGTATTTTTGCAGGTTTAAATGGATTGAGAACAACTCTTAAAAGTTTTCCATTACAAATCCATGCATTAATTTGAACTTCGTCAAAATCTTCTATTTCTTTTGGTACGTCAACACCTTGATCTTTTAACATTTCAATATCACACATACCCCAATATTCTAGAACTTCATATCTTTCTATTGTTCCTTCAGGAGCATAATCAGATAAATCGTCTTCCCAAGATTTTTTATTATAATTTTCGCCTTGATCAATTGCATCTTCAATAACCATTTCTCTAAAATATGGTCTTCTTTTTAAAGCACGTAATTGTGAACGAGACATTTTATGTCTTTCAATAACATATTGGGCTTCATCCATATTGTTTGCATCAGGATCAGGATAAAAATTCCAAACTGATACATTAGATATTTGTGGCATTGTTTTATAAACAGGATTATAGTCACCATTTTCATCCCAATTCGGATATTCTTTATCTATTGCAAAAGGACCTTTCATAACACCTGTGCCAAATAATGACATTTCAAATGCTGTACTTCTTAAATGTTTATTTGCTCCTGACTCTTGCAACTGATCCATTATCTTTTTTTCCATTGATTTTGCAGCAATCATGGCAGGACTAAATGTAATTGCAGATGGAGTTACTCCGACTCCACCTTCTAAGTTTTCTATGTCTTTTAGTTTATCCTCAAGAGGTCCAAGATTTTGTAATAAACTCTCTTCAGTTGCTCCTTTAGGCAATTGTTTACCGTCATTACTAAAACCATAAGGTGATGGTAGTTCTTCTGTAGGTTCTGCTTCAGCATCTTGAGGTGCTTTAGGATCAAAGTGAACATCTTTTGCTACTCCTTCTGGTAATTCTGTAGGCTCAATACTGATAGGAAATTTATTAGCTGAAAATAAAACATCAACTATTTGACCATAAGCTGCAAGAGTTTTGGTTTTTGTTATTTTTATAAAAACTCTCGATTTTTCAGCTTCTGTAAATTGCACATCAGGACCATATAATCCTCTATAATTTCTGTAGGCTCTTGTCCATCTATCTTCATCTAATTCTCGGTAGTCCTCTGCTCGTTTATATCTACCTTGTATAAAACCTACAAGATTAGTATAGCCTAAATCATCTACAAGATCATCTGTAGAATCATCTAGTGCTAATGCTTCATCTTCTATAAATACTTCATCTTCAGCCATAATTTATCCTTTAATATCCAAATGTTGAATCTGCTACAGGCATTCCCATTGCAGGTTTACCTCTTGGGTCATAATCAAAAACACTAAACCTTGGTCGTGTCATAACACCATATCTAAGGGCATCATATAAATGGTCTTCTGCTTTTGTGTCTACATCTTCAGGATTTTTCTTATCTAAAGGTATAGACGGTATTTGTGCAATTAAGTTAGTGCAAGTATTAAAAAATACTAATCTTGGTTCTTCTGTAAATTCATCAACTTGCAATCTTCGATGTATTTCATTCTTACCTGATACACGAGAACCTTTACTTCTATCAGAGGGTCTCCAACGACATCCTCTTATAATCATTTGTTCAGCCAAAGATGGACCAGTATCGCCACGTTTATGCCACAGAGAAGAATCCAAAACTCCGTATTTGATATTTCCATCTTCTTCCTCCATTTCCAAAACCATATCAGCTAAATCTGTAGCTAATACTTTTGATACATAGAGTTCTCGGTAGACAACCAATTGTTCAGAGGGCGAAACAGCAATCCACACAACTGCCGAATAAGAGCCATACCCATAGTCACAAGCCCTAAACTTAACCCAATTATTAGGGATACTGTAAGGCTCAATGACATGTATATCCCTGTTAAACTCGGTAAAAGCAGCCCCTTCTTTAATATCCCAATCACCTTCCAATAACTGCTTTCGTTGTTGTTCTGGTAGGGAGAGAAGCATGGCTTCATAATCACCTGATCTGGCAAGGTATGGATTGTCAGATAGTCTTGCAGGAATAAATCTCCGTTTGAATAAAGATTCTCCAGCTTTAGGGTGTCCTGATGGATATTTGAGGGCTTCCCCTGTTTCAATATTGGTTGCATCAAATGCCTTTCCGTAGGGAGCAGGGTCAATAAACATTTTCTTAACCCACATATGTCCTAATCCACCCGGATTAGTCGTTGCTCTCATATAAATTGGTAAGTCCGGTGCTGTAGAACGTAAACGTGAACGCATATAATTCCAAGCAAACGGAGATGCCCATTGTGTTAATTCGTCAAACCCTATCCAGCTAAATGCCAAACCTTGATAACGCATAACATCTTCATCTCTATCAAGATAGGACATCCACAGTCTTGCACCTGATGGTGCTACCCATTGCATCTTTCTTTCGTACCATTTGATGCCTTTCCATATTTGTGGGTATAACTCTTGAGATTTAAATATAAGTTCTCTTAATTCTTCAGTTGTATGTCGTAATAGTAATCCACTAAACTGTGAATGCCCCATATATCTTAATGGGTCTGCTAACATAGCATAACTTTTACCACCACCTGCCGAACCACCATAAAGAACTTCTCTTTCTGCAGCAGCAAGAAACTCTGTTTGAGGTCCTTTATTAGGTGCAAAAACTACATTCTGTTCTTCTGTTGGAAGTTCTTCAACCTCTTGAGTTTTTTTAACTTTAACCTTGGACTTTTGCCCCTGTCCTGTTGACTTCAAAGTTTTTTGCTTTTTTAATCGCTTGCGTGGCATACTCAGCCCATTTTCGGAGAGTTCTAGCCGTGTTCTTACGTTGTTTTTCATGTACCAATCTTTTTCTTAATCCCACATGAGAAATAGACCTACCTGTTTTTGTTGCCAACCAATTGGCTACTTCCCTATACGAATATTGTTTTACGTGCTTTCTTGCTAATTCTAATGCTTCTAATTCATAGTCTATGGGGTCAAGAAGAGTATTATCTTCTTCATTTACTTTATAACCAAAAGGAACTGTTCTTGCTATTCTCGGTATTTGCTTCCACTCTTCATCTTCTTTAATATCTGTTGGTTGTGGCAACTTCCATTTACCAAGACTTCTATTCATCTGACTCGTTTTTAGGTGGTAAAAGCATAACACCTCCAGAACTTTCTACTTGTAATTTTTCTGTTTTAACTAAACCTGAACGATCAAGTAAATCTTTAGCCGCTGCCATTTTATCTCGTATACCAAGCTGTGTGGGATCATCAACTCCAGTTACCATAGCAAACGCAGCTTTAGGGGCATTACCTGCCATAAAAGTTTGGGTTGCTTCTAATATTTCCTCTTTTAATGATTGAATAATTTCATTACTATTTGATTGGGGAGAATACCCTGCCATAATTTTAGCATCTTTTATATTTCCATTAGCTTCTGCAAATAAAGCTTCAAGAAACTTTTTTTGACGATCTGTTAATTTTCTAGCCATATTTTATAAACTTTCTATCTCTAGGTTTAAAACACTCGATTAAATTCTTAATGTGTTTTTTTCTTTCTCTTTGTCTTCTTAACTCAAGCCTACTGCTCTCATCCGTGAGATTAATCTGTCGGCTCTGTTTGTTACTTGTTTGTACCATCTTGAATCCTGCATCTGTTCTCCAGCTTCAAGCCAATCTTTATCTTTAACAGCCTGAATCATTTTTTTAAATTTTGATAATCTAGGTCTGCCCATATTAAACATCATATTTGCTGTAATTAATCTTACAGTCTCAGGAAGTTCATCCCAGTCATCAAATAGTATCTGACACTCACCTATCGTAACGTGTACGTCTTGTTCAAAGGCTTCATTGACTCGTATTTCATCAACAGGTGTTCCCATCCCCATTTGGTGTTCAGGGTCTTTTTCAGTAATGAGATGTCCGATACCAAACGTAGGTAATCCGAGGTGGTCCAAATATACTTCGTACTTACATCCTTCATCTATTTTAAGTTCCTCTCTTAGTCTATCTATAAAATCCATTAATTTAATTTCCTTTTCTTTTCTTTATTTTCTAAAACAGTATAGTAAGCTTCTGTCATCTGTTTTAAATCTTCTCTTAATAAGAGTATTATCTGTTGAGCAGCTACTAATTCTCTACGTAAGGTTTCTTCAAATGTATCTTCGTGATTATCCCATCCGTTAGCTTTGGTCATTTTTTCTTTCTATTATCTCTAGTATATAAGGTATAGCCACTTTGACGATAGTCATTAGCACCTATATTCTCCTTAAATGCTAAACCCCCTGCTTTTAAACCTAAGTTAGCTTTTAATTTCATATATTTAGCTAACCAACTGTTTCTTTTTTTTGGTGTCCAAGACTTTATTTTATCCATATTATCTGTAGCAAACTGAAGCATCATATCATATTCTTGTTGTTTACGTTGTTTTATTTCTTTGTCAAAATCATCCGCTGCTTCTTTAGCCGTTTGTTTACCAATTTTACTTTTAATTTTGTCTGCTTCTTCCTGTGACATTCCCCCACTCTCTGATGCTATTGAACGATTATCATCAGAACGCCAAATTTTAGTATCTCCAATTTCTATTGTAGGAGTACCCTTTTTTAAATTTTTGTGAGATTCTTGAATGTCTTTTTTTTCTTCTTCTGTTAATCCCATAATTATTTCTTTCCACTTAAAGCACTAAATCCAAAGTATGCTCCTACTAATCCACACATACTAATATACTGTGTCATTAAAATACTCTCAGCTTCTGCCAGTCTATCTGGAAAAGCTAGAGTTAATATTGTTGTTATAGCCATTAAATAAATTAATACCCATGCCATTCTACGCTTATTAACTTGATAGGCTAACTTATCAGGTATTAAATCATCTGTACTGCATTTGCAGTTTTCATTTCCACACGCACAAGT